GTTTTATTAATAATTCCATTTCTCATCTCCTTTTTTCTGTGTTAAAAATATAAATTTCATTTTTCATTTCCTTATCTTAATTATGATTTTATTATAGTCCAAAGAGAAACAAAAATCAACAAAAAAAAGTAATATATACAAAATAAATTTAGATTTTTTTAAATCATTGCTATATAAGGTGTTATGACACCTATTTTCAAAAAAAAAGGTTGACTTATTCCAATTTATCTATAAGATAAATAGCATGGTGCGTAAAGATAGGAAGAAAATAGATAAGAGAAGGAGCAATGGTAATACTCAGAGGAACGGCAAGTTCACCTCTAAGGAGGAGAGCTTCATCTCTAACTACCTACTCCACTTTAATGCTTCTAAGTCTGCTCGCCTTGCCGGTTATAAAGATGAGAGCGTAAAGGGCTGGCAACTCTTACGCCTCCCTCATATAAGAGACGAGTTGGATAAAAGGATAGAGGAGAGGGAAAAAAGACTGGAGTACTCTGCGGACGATGTATTAAAAGAGTACATCAGGATAGCTACCTTTGACCCTGCCGTGCTATATGATGAGGATGGAGAGTTTGTGGGAATGGAGAACCTCAATCCACAACAGAGGTCAATGATTAAATCGTTAAAGAAAAAAGTTACTCAACACGGTACCCACTCAGTAGTAGAGACATACGATAAGATGGAAGCACTGAATAAGATGACTCTCCATTTTGGCATCATGCTCCAAAAGATAAAAGTAGACAATAATATAAAACAGGATATAAAATTACAGTTAGAAGTGGAGGAGTTAAAGAAACTTGGCAAAGACAGACTCTTTGAACTTAACCGACTGCTCGCCACAGCAGATAAAAACTGAGAGAGAAGAACTAGCACAAATAGCTCTCAAGATACCATCAAAAGAACTAGCACAAATAGCTCTTGCTGAAACAAGTTTGCTCTCTTTCATTGAACAAGCGTGGCATGTGGTGGAACCATCAACACCATTTATTCACGGTTGGCACTTAGAAGCAATTAGTGAACACTTAGAAGCAGTACGCGAATCAGAAATAAAAAACCTCATCATCAACATTCCACCAAGACATATGAAATCATTAGCAGTGTCAGTATTCTTCCCATGTTGGGTATGGGTAAACAATCCAGAGTCAAGATGGTTGTTCTCCTCATACGCACAAGACCTGTCTACCCGAGATAGTTTGAAGTGTAGAAGGCTGATACAATCACTATGGTATCAAGCGAGGTGGTCAGGAAGATATGTTATTACATCAGACCAGAACCAGAAAACAAGGTTTGAGAATGATAAAACAGGATACAGGTTAAGTACGAGCGTGGATGGTGTGGCAACGGGTGAAGGAGGTGATTACATTGTGGTGGATGACCCTCATAATGTTAAACAGGCAGAGAGTGAATTGAAAAGAAATGGTGTGTTGATGTGGTGGGATGAAGTTATGTCGACACGACTTAACAATCCTAACACTGGTAGGAAGGTTATAGTAATGCAGAGGTTGCATGAGGAAGACTTGACAGGACATATATTAGAAAAAGAACTTGATTATGTTCATCTCATGTTACCAGCAGAGTATGAAAAAGATAGACATTGTACGACAATGATATTCTCCGACCCTCGCACTGAAAATGGAGAACCGCTATGGGGAGAATTATATGATGAAGTAGCTTTGAATACTTTAAAGAAGGACTTAGCGAGTGAGTATGCCATAGCTGGACAATTACAACAAAGACCCGCACCTCGCGGTGGTGGTATGTTCCAGATAGATAAGTTTCAGATAGTGGGAGCGATTAACGAAAGGGATATATTGAGAAGTGTTAGATATTGGGATAAAGCAGGGACAGAGGATGGTGGAGCATTTACAGCAGGAGCGTTAGTACATAAGATGGTAGATGGTTCTTTCATAGTAGCTGATAGGGTAAAGGGGCAGTGGAGTGCGGGGAAGAGGGAGAGGATAATAAGACAGACCGCCGAAGTGGATGGAAAAGAAGTTAATGTGTGGGTAGAACAAGAGCCAGGGAGTGGAGGAAAAGAGAGCGCAGAAAATACAATTAGAGGTTTAGCAGGTTACAGGGTGAGGGCTGATAAAGTGACGGGTGCTAAAGAAGTAAGGGCTGAACCATATGCTAATCAAGTAGAGATAGGAAATGTATCATTATTAAAAGCAGAATGGAACAAAGACTTTCTATATGAGCATGAATCATTTCCTGTCGGTAAGTATAAAGATAGTGTGGATGCTACTGCAGGAGCGTTCAACAAACTAATAGCTCAGAAAGCGAGGGTTGGGACATGGGGAGGAAAGAAGTAAATGGCAACTAAAACAACAAACAGGATAAAGAAGAGTGGAAAAGTGAATAGTGATGGGAATGGTAAGTTTGACCTCCTCACTAACAAGGCAAAGGGAGAGCTACTCAACCTTTTCCATCAACAGACAACACGAAGACAATTAGCAAACAGACTAGGATTAAGTTTTAAAGATGACAACAGAGATACTTATAAAGCTCTGGGATACCCAGTTCAATTGGACTTTAATCATTACTGGGCATTCTATACAAGGGAGCATATAGCGAAGAGGGTGGTGGATGCCCCTGCCGATGCTTGTTGGCAAAAGCCCCCTGAAATAACAGAGAATGTAGCAGATGGAGAAGAAACTGAATTTGAGAGAGCATGTAAAGACTTGGTAGATGAAAGAAAAATCTGGCATTATATGAGTAGGATTGATAAGCTAAGTGGTATTGGAGAGTTTGGTATTATGTTGTTAGGGTTTGATGGTGAACAAAGTCTGGAGGAAGAAGTAGACTCTGCCACTAAACTCCTCTACATTCGTCCATACAAACAGGATAATGTGTCCATCAAGTCTTACGAAGAAGATTTAACTAATGAGAGGTATGGCTTGCCTAGTGTATATTCATTGAAAGTAACTAATGCACAAGGTGGAGTGAGTGAAACTCTGGTACATTGGACTAGGGTTATTCATATAGCAGACGAGTTATTGGAAGACGATATACTAGGAACTCCAAGATTGATGAATGTTTATAATCTGATTGCTGGGTTACATTTAGTGGCTGGGGGTAGTGGAGAGATGTTCTGGAGAGGAGCATTCCCAGGCATGGCTTTCATACTTGATAAAGATGCTGAGTTTGACCCTAACCAAGACACCACTTCCCTTGAGACAGAGATTAATGACTACATACACGACCTTAACAGAACTCTTAAACTACAAGGAATGGATGTTAAGAATCTAGCACCACAAGTGGCTGACCCTTCCAAGACCGTTGAGGTATTGATTACATTGATAGCAGGAGCCAGAAACATTCCAAAGAGAATACTTGTAGGAGCTGAGAGAGGTGAGTTGGGAGGTGATAGAGATGAGAACGCTTGGACTAAGAAGGTGAGGGAGAGACAGGCTAACCATTGTGTTCCTATGATGGTTCGCCCTTTCATTGACCGCCTTATGGAACTTGGTGTTTTACCACCCTCTGAAGATTACGAAGTGGTGTTTCCTGATATATCAGTTCCTACAGAAGAGGAAGAGGCGAAGGTGGCTGAGACTAAGGCTAAGACCCTTGCTGTTTATAGTAACTCAATGGGAGCTCAGGAAGTAATGCCACCAGATGTGTTTCTCAAAGAAGTAATGGGATTTGATGATGAGATTATAGAAAAGATAGATGAGAGGTTGGGAGAGATGATGGAAAATGATTTAGAGGACGAGGAGAAAGAAGCTGAGATAAGAAAAGAGATAGAGGATAGTTTAATTAAAGAGGGGAAGAATAAGATAGCGAGGGATAAGGCATTAGCAGATATTACTCAACAAGGACAAATGGAGGAGTAGGAGGGAGAGTGAATGGCTGAAACACTGAACTGTAGGAATGAGGATTGTCCATCAAAGAGAGAATGTAAGACCCATGAATGTGTGGATAGAGTAGCAATCATGGAGGAGACTGTTGTTTATAAGTTTGACGAGTGGACAGGGAGATGTGGATATTGGATTCCATTTGATGTTTTACCACCCTCTGAAGATTATAACAAAGAAAGGGAGGAGAGATAATGTTACCAGCAGGTTTATTCTTTTTATTACTGTTGTTGTTGTAAAGAGGACAAAGATGAATGACTTGGAGAAGATACTAAAGGAAATGAGAGAAGACAGGGATATTTGGAGAGAGATAGCACAAAAACTTCAAACGATAGAGTATTTGAGGGAGCGTAAGCTTGAGTTTGAAATCAGGGAGGGTGATACTGTGATTGTTAATGACCTAGAATCCCTGTTTAAATTAGTTGAAGGACATGGGTATGTAGTTAAGAGAGGAGAAGAGAGTAGTTGGGTGAGGTAAGAGGGAGAACTTGATTGTTAGAAGATTTTTTAGCCATAGATTAAAGTCACCACATACAGAGGAAAGATAGTTGCAATTTTAAACTTAAAAAGGAAGGGAGTTGCAAGTTATGTTGGAAACCAAAG